ATATACTCACCAACTGATCGTTGCAAAAGCATGTTGCCTTCCGGCTCCTTGCAAGCAACGCGGTCAATGTCGGTCTTCTTCGGAACGGTGAACAAAACCGACGAGTTGACTATGGACATAGGTTGGCGCGAAAGTCGCGTGCCACTAAAGGCGGCCAACCAGTGTTTTATAGCCCGCTCGCTGATTTGAAGTTCGCCAGTGAGCTTACGCACGCTAGCGCCGGGTGACCGACGCACACGTGTGCTTGCACCGTTCGTAAACGTCGATCCTTGAAGGATCGCCGGATACGGAATCGGGCCAAGAACGTCATAGATAACTTTGCGGATGTCGTTTACGAGATCCTCGTAGTTAATCCAACCCAGTTGAGGCCTTTCGGATGGGTACGTGCGTTCGTCCACCGGGATCGGATCGGAGCCTTTAAGCTTCAAACCGGTCCTCGGATCGCAATTGTCACGGTACCACCACGTGGTGCATTCATAGTTGTATTTATGAATGTACAGCCTCATGTTGGTCTTGGCGTTCTCTTGCTCAGCCGACATCCATTTCTGGATGCCGGCTTCCCTACGCATTTCCTCAGGAACGAGCGTTTCGTCCAGATACTTAGAGAAGATCTCCGAGCGGAGATACTGGCCTTTAAAGCCGTGTATCCCAGCAAGTTGATCCACTAAGTGCCTGAGCTGACGCTCGAACTTGGCGGAAACCGCGCCTGGCAAGTCAAGATTGACTGAATGTCTTTTCTTTGACATCAGGTAACACTCCTGTATGGATGTGAAAATAGGGAGGCCCAGTTGACCGAGATGACTCAGTATGGCTGGGGGTTGCTCCCTGGTTAGCGCTCGATCACGAGCTCGCTCTCGACCGGTACTACCGATCGAAGAGTAAGACCATCATCCGAGTCCTGGCATGCAGCCAGGGCAAGGAAAACGGAAACTAACGCGGCGAACCGCATTAGTAGATACCCTCAAGCTTCACGAGGGTCGAGTTAACGACCGTTTGTGAGGCCAGAAGAGCGTTCGCGAACATGCCGACGGCATTCGCACGTTCCTGCTCGGTGGACGTATCGTCGAAACGAAACGTCGCATCGATCAGGGCAATGCGAGGAACAGTCGGTACGCTAACCCCATTGACAGTTTCTGTCACCAGGGCAGGCGCGGTGAGCATGACCCGCTGATAATAGCGGTTCCCACTCTTCCGCCACCGAATGGAGAGCATACGCTCACCAATCGGGACCGAGCCAGCTTCCACAAAGGTAGCTGCCCCGGGTTCGAGGAAGCGCGGCGCAAAGGTATGCGCCACGGGAGTCGTTTCGCGGTCATTGACCACGATGTTTGCGGCCTGAGCCATGGACGTTGTCCTTCTGCCCTAAGTACGGGCGGTTAAGAGTGCTATAAGACTTAGCACTTGGCTGAGGTTAAGCTCCACTCTGAAGTAGGGAAGTGGAACGGGGAAGCCTAGTCCGGCCGTCCTGCGCATGCAGTCCGTCCGTATTCGGCTGGTACCAATACCTTCCTCGGTAGGGTACGTCAAAGTCGGCGAGATACGAGACCTGTAGTAGTTCTCGTGCCTAGTTAGACGCAGTTCCGTGAAGGTCGTCTCATAACCATGCAGGTACTTGAGACCCAGAGGCTGTTGCAGCGCCGACAACCAGTTCCCGATACCGGTGAACCAATCGACAACGAAGCTAAGTGTGGTAAGTTCCCATGCAAGGCTCAACGGGTTGGTAAGCCCATATCGCCAGAGCTGGTACAAGGTCGGATTTTGGAGGCTAAACTGTGCCTCTACGATACAACCTTGTTTCGCTGTACCAGTGAACCAAACCTTACCCGGAGAAGTACCGGGTACGGATGAAGGCCCAAAGGACGGGTTAAGGATACGGCTCCTCGCAACGCAAATAGGCGCGTTGAGGAAACCGGACTCCAGGCCCGAGGCGACGGCGTAGATGTCAGACATGATGGGTTTTATCCCATACATGTACCGTAGATACTCACGGGACACGGCTTTGGGGATAGCCCCTGACCGCATACCTTGAGCCACGGTTCTGACACTTAAGCCAGATAGAGACTGGACAGGATGTCTAAGAGCCTTAAAGAGTCGGGCGGCGTCAACGCAGAGGTCTGAAATACCTCGCGCCGTCTCCCTAATCTCACCGGCTGTTACTCCGAGATCGAGATCAGAATCGCGTATCTGTGAAAGAACGCTATTCCGAGCTCTGCTTACAATTGACGTTGGAACGTCAGGAGTAAGCAGTGTGGCGTTTATACCATAGCGCCACGCGGAGCCTACGGACAGTCCTTCCCACTCGGTGGTCACGATTGTGTCAAAGTACGGATTGTTCGGTTGTACCGCATTCCTCCGTACATGCTGGCATCTGCCAGGACCAGACGAGCAGAAACTGAAGATGGCCTGATAGTTGGTCGGCTCAAAGAACCTGCCAGCTATAGGTTTAGTCGGCACGGATTCGGACCTACGGGTCCTAGTCCGTTGCGACGTAGAGCTTGAGTACGACGTTGAAGTGGAACCAGTTCCGCGGACGCGGTTCGTGGTTTTAATCGAGAAATTCTCGATAAAATCGCGATCGTCTCTCATGCTCTCCTCAGTGTCATTGGCATTGAGCGGGCACCCCCTAGGGGGTG